GTTCATTTCATCTGTAAAATCAGATTGACTATTTTGATCAATATCAACTAAAGCCCCCATACCAGCTGCTCTAATTTCAGCAACCATAATATCTCTTCTTCTGTTAAGTTCAGCTTCTTGTGATTCATGATCCATTTTAGCTTTTTCAGTTGATGCCAACTCTTGAAGTTGCTGCTCTTGCATTTGTTGAGCTCCTTGTTGTTCTTGTTGTTTTTGAGCAGTTATTTTTTGTTCTGAATCTTTAAGAACATTATTAAGCTGTGCTATACTATCTGATTGCATAATTTTACCAAGATCATAAATAGATGCTCCTGTAGTATTATTATTAACCATTAAGTTTTTAAGTTGTTCTAGTATAGATCTATGATTAGCATTAGTTGTTGCAAAAATATTTAAATCTCTTAATAACAAATCAACACCATTCATTTGAAAATTAACTTTTTCATCATTAGATGTCATATAACTTAATCTTAATGATGGGTTTGTTGATTGATAGTATTGAGCCAAGTCTGTACGCATTTGTTGTACTCTCGGCATTAAATAATCACAATGCTGAATAAAATAAGTTTCAGTTTGAGCATAAGAAGCACTCACTGCTTGCTCTACCCCAGTAGCTGTTGTTTGAGATAGCTGTTGCCCCATTCTTTGAGGATTAACTCCAATTACCTCATAAGCTTGTTGTTTAAAATAGTTAGCTAATTGAACACGTCCCATTAATCTATTTGTTTGTTCTAAATCTAATTTTTGAAAATGTTGAAAGTTAAGTGCATTTTCAGTATTAGTTATAGAAGTATCTAGTGGAAGTATTTGAAAATTCTTCATTGCAGTAAATGCTTTGGCATAATTTCCTTTTCCCCAATCTTCACCAAGTGAATGTCTTGGTAATGTATTTTGATCTAGTAAAATAACTGTTCCAAGTTCATCTACTAATATATCTGCAATTTGATTATTAACAATATTATATCCTATTTGATAAGGTTTCATTAAATCAATAAGTGCAATAGATTTAGTATTTCTATCAGAAAATACAGCACCTTCAACAGGAAGTTTACAACCATATAATGAGCTATCTCCTTTAAATTGAAATTTAAGAGGGCCTATTTTATTTTTATCTATACCTAAATAAATTGGTGTAAATCCATCTGCATTATTCATTCCCCAATAGCTAGGAATATTAGGACCTATTTTTACACCACCCCACGTTTGATTAATATAAATCCAATCAATATGTTGACCATATATTAAATTATCTTTAGTTTTATTTTTAAAAAGTCTTGTATCATATATTGGGTTATCAACGATTTTATAATCTTCATTGATAATTTCTGTTGTAACTTCCCCATTATCATCTATAGATATCAAATGACCGAGTTTTCTTTGAGATTTCCAATACATAGTACTAACTCTTAATAAATTGGCCGTACCATCTGCATAATGATCTTCTCCTTCACTTAATATATAATCAATAACATCTCCATGCCCATGTATGTCATTTATACCCATCATAGATGTATACTGTCTATATGCTAATGAAGGCATGTTAGTATTCCAGTCATGTGATTTTGTACCATCATAAAAAGAACCATCATTTTGTTGACCTGCAATGCTGTATCCAGCAGCTGTAATTGGATAAATAGCTTCTAATGATGATAGTTGTTCTTCAGTCATTAGATAACCATACTTATCAATTACATCAGCAACAGTTAACATATCTGATTTACCAACCCAATTTGATTGTGATATGTATCTTGCATCTGGAGATTTATGATAGAATGTAAGTACTGGATTCCAAAGTTCTACTTCATAGTCATCTTCCATCATACGCATATGCCAGAATTCTCTATCAGTAATTAACATGTCTCTAAAAGCTCTTTCTTCAAGCTCATCCATTTTAAATCTTTCTGTATCTACTTGATGTTGATGAGTAGCCCATTCTTCTACCATTGATCTATAATCTTTTTTAAAAAAGTTTTCAATTTCTGGAAGAGTTTTTATATTTTCAGGAGACAATTGTTCTTGTGCTTGAGGGTCATCAGGATCTAAACCTTGCTCAAGCATTGCTGAAACAATTTTTATTTGAGCTTCACCCATAAGAACTTGTTCAACCATTTCTCTTTTTTGCTCCATCATTTCATTATATGAAAAATCATCAACAGCACGATAAGATATTTTAGTAGCTCTTTTAGCAAATTCAGATACAAGAACATTAATTACATTAGGTATGATTGGATAAAATTTAAGTTCTAGAGCTGACATATCATCTTGAGTAAGATAATCTATAATTTCTCTTTGCTCATTATCCTCTTCTACTATATAATCAGACTTATCAATTACACCTTTTGCAAGCTTGTAATTTTTCATCAGTCTTCTTGCATTTTTACGGATTTGTTTTAGACCATTCCATTCTAACCAATCTAAATTCCATGCAGCCCATTCTTCATCCTTGTCTTTCTTCGGGATGAATTGTAATGGTTGAGTAACACTACCTAATCTATTATGATCTTGTTTGGCTCCCTTTTTTATTTGTAAAGCATTCTGTACTTGCATATATTTTATTTAAGATTTTTAAATGGTGATCGTCTAGATGTTCCATTATTTTTTTTACCTTTTCTACCAATATTAGTAAAAGGGCTATGTGATAATTTAAATAAATTATCTGACTTTTGCAACTTTTTACTAGCATCATCCATGATCACGGTTTTTATAAATCCTCTATTTGACTGTTGTATTTTCATAAATGCAACTAATGCTGAAAATGCAACAAGTCTATCCACGTTAAGCCCTGGTTGGTATTGTTGCATTTCCTTTAGTAACATAGGGTCCGGTATTCTTTCAATACCATAAAATACTTTAGTTGTATTTCCATCTTCATCAATTTCAGTGTCAATTTCTTCAGTTGTGTATTCTACACAATAACTAAGCAAATGTCCTTTAAATAGTATACCTGTATTTTTCCAACCATACTCTGCAAAAACTGTTCTGTTAGCACCAAGATCTTTTAAAAATAATATTTGATCTTTTGGTACAAGGTACCTTTGTTTTTTTCTAGATATCATATACTGGATAAATAAAGATATATTATTCTCTACTACTGTCCATGCATTGTACCATTCAATAATTAGTTCTAATCTTTGATGTGTTTTTTTAATATCATCAAACCTACCACACCAAGCAGCTACTATTTTATCTTGTTCAAAGAAAGTTTCTGTTTCTCCTCCTGTAACTTTAGTTATCTCTACAGGAGCTTTCATAACAAATATAGAACACAATGAATCTGAGGTAACAGTTTTACCTTCAGAGACTGGATCGACAGAAGCATAATATCTTCCAAAACTTGGATTTTCTTCAGGTCTTTCCCACACTACTAAGCAACCTCCTTTATCTTCTCTTTTCATTGAAACAGGAAATTCAGAAATGGGAGGAATGTTACTTATGCTAGCTTTTATTTTTCCATTTGTATCATAAGATAATTCAAGATGTTCATAGGCATACTCTTTTTCTTCTACTCTTCTTAACTGAGCTCCGACTAAATGCTGTGGAAATATAGATTGCTTTCTATGAGCAAATGCTTCTTCAATATTTCTTGGATGCTGTGATATACGTAGCTGGTACTTGTTTGGAAGTAATTCTTTTTTCCAAATTGCAAATTGTTCATCTAATGCGGTAAGAGCTTCTTCAACTTTAGAATTTCCATATTCATCAATATATGGTGGCATTGACCATTGTTCTGGAATAAATAATCCTGACAAACCTTCTGTACCCTCTTTATCTATTAGATTTGTTTGAACAGCATATATATCATTTGCATTAGGATCTAGCACCATTGCTTTAAGTGGTTCGCATTGGTCCAAATCACCTACTGATCCAGCAGCAATAAATAATCCTGTTGTTACAAATCCAGATTTCATTGCAGGTCTAATATACTCAAATGTTTGATCCATCTTTGGAGCAATTCCAGCTTCTTCATGAAAGAAGTACTTACATGGTCCACCTACACCATTAGTGGGGTCTTTCTCAAAAGACATTCCCTGAATAGTTCCTTTTAAACCTACTTTAGTTTTTCTATTATTTTTACGTACCTCAATTTGTTGTTGCCACATTAAAACTTTATCCGGATTCATTGGTCTATACCAAGCAGTATGTTCATTTAAAAATGCACCATACTCTGATAAAAATTTCCAAGATCCTTTCTCATTAATGTAATCCTTTAGACTAGATCCAATTTTTAATGTAACACCCGCTTCAAACCATAATTGATTTGCTAGCTTACCCATATGATAATAACTTGATGCTATCTGTCTTTTCTTAAGTATGGCAACATGTTTAGAATTTAGTTCTGCTAATAATTCATAGAGTGCCATATGATATTGAGCATCTCTTATATCAGCAAATCCATAATCTTGTATTTCTTTATTAAAAATTGGTAAGAAATTTAACCACATATAATATTCTCTGGCAAGAAACCATGTTTTAGCCTTTGATTTGTATATTACACCCTTTCTACATTTGATTTTTTCATCATCCCAATATGTTAAAAAATCTTTAGATTTAAATGGTGCAGTACAATATACTTTTGTTTTTTTAAATTTTTGAGCTTCTTTATTAAATAATAATGAAGTTTCATCAAATTCATATTTACCAGGTTCTTTAAATAAAAAAAATACAAAATTAGCATACTCTTCTCTACTTTCAAAAGAAGTAGTTGTCCATGTTCCATTGTCCCATGTTGGTATATCTTGATAAATTTCACTCATGATTAACTATCGTATGCTAATCCTTCTCCACCACGGACATGACTTTGTTGTTCATCTTTAAGATCTTTGTAGGCTCCTTTAAATGAACTTTTAATTGATTCAAATTTAGCAGCAGCATTTACCATAGATGTTATGTTACCATCTTTACCATCAGTTATGACTGTTACTTCCATATATTTGGCTAATCTATCTAGCATATGTGAAATACCATCATATGCTCTACTTGTAGGAGTTGAATATCTATCTTTACAGAACTGTAATGCCATTCTTATAGCTTCATCTTCCGTAGAGAACTCTGCTTCTACTTCTGCTAAGACTATTTCTTCTTTATCTAATTCTGGTGTAGTAAAAAAAGGATTAAGATCTGGGCTAGGACAAGTCATATAAAATATATACTGATAAACTTTTAAAAAATCTTCAGGGTATTTATCCATTATATTTTTTAATGTCTTAAGAGTATAACAATGTTCAGTGGGAATAACTTTGCCATTTTGAATATCAAATAATTTTATAATCATAATTTAAGGATTTATTAATAAATCAATTGTTGTATATGGTTCATCTACTATTACTGGTAAAGCCACTCCTGTTAGTAATAATGAAGTATAAGAAGTTACTGTACCATTAAATTCTACATATGTAAAGTAAGCTGCTACATTATTTAATTCAACTGTACATGGTGTTGATATGTAAATTCTTACACCAAGTGCATTAATTGTTACTGTTAAAGCATTAGTATCAAGTTTATTTATGTATGCCATAATTAATTATTTTTTAAGTTTATTATCTTGTAACCAACGAAACATTAAAATGACTTCTTCTTTCATATAAGGAATTGGAATTTCTACAACTTCTTGAACAATAGGATCGCCATTGGAACTATATTTAGTAATTGGATAACCAAAGGAATCTTCTCCTTCATTTATAAATCTTACATGATGTATACTTATTTTTCCAGGTTTTAATTTTGGATTATGTTTTAATATAATATACATGTAAATACTTAGCTGTAAAGCGTAATGTTGAAAATTACAATCTTCAAGATGAGAAACAGGAGGAAGCATTTTTTTTGAAATTCCTTCCCAGTTAACATATGAGTTCATTTTTATTTCTTTATTAGTTTTGTAATCTATCACGTTTACTTTGTCATTTAGTATTTCTACTAAATCTGATTGACCACACACTTCAGCTGATTTAAGATACACCATGTGTTCTGGATATATTCCTGGATCAAGTTTTTGTTCAGGTGCTACTTTATCTCCATCAGGTTTTATAATTGGCGTAAATACAGGAAGATTGTATCCTTCTCTTTCTATAGATGCAAGATTACATAAATCTGATTCTCTTTGGTTATGATAAAATGTACCAAGATTCATAGCTCTATTTGCTTCATTATCCCAAAGTTCTATTATTTCTTTATATGGTAAACCATACCATTTAGATTTTTTATTTTTTGAACATTTTTTAGCAACTCCTTCTTTATCAAAAGATTCTTTAAAATTAGATACAAGACTTGTTACACTAGTCCATTGTATATTATCAGCACTTATATAACTGTGTGCTTTTTCATTAAATACTATGCTCATAATTTTTCCCATCTGTTTAGTGGACATACATTATCTTCATCAATCGATCTTACTTTTAATTTAAGAGAACATCCACATTCTCCACAACAAGGTTTGGTTCCAGGAACTTCACACTTTAAACCTTTATAATCATATGATGGACAACCTTTACACATATTGTACCTTTGTCTAGCTATTGCTTCAACGTAAGGATCTTTAATTATAAAGTTACGTAGACCATTCCAAATTGATTTTCTATTATTCCAAATCTTTTTATTAAACTCATCAATTTTTAGTTGCATTGAGTTTAATGTTTCTATACGAGATTCTAATCTTTTTTTGTTAAAGTACCCAGAAAAATTAAATGTATTTGCTTTTGCAATCATTCTGTTATATTTTTCTATTAGTATTCCCACAGTTTTAGTTTTTATAACCATGTGACCTAACCCATCAAGATTTATTCTTGTATGATTTAATTCTGTTAATTGCTTCCTTATATCTTTATAATAAAAACTTACAAACTTATCTATTAGATCTTCACTCATCTCTAATTCTTCAGCAACTTTTTTAAAAAGTGTATCAGGTTTTTTTGGTATCATTAGCTAAAAATTTGTAATCTAATAAAATAGCACCTTCAGTTTGAATTTGAAGATTTACATTTATACTAATTACTTTTTTATTACTAGGATCTTTTATAACCAATCCATTTTTTTCTGCTTTGTTAAGAGAGTTTCTTACAGTTTGCGGTGATTTAAATACTCCATGATCTTCAGAGGCATCATAACAAAAGTCAGTAAGTTCTACAGGAGAGTTTAAACTTAATAAAGTTAAACATTCAAGATCAGCGTTACTCACTGCTATTTTTTTAAGATAACAATGAGTAACTAACTGAAATTTGACAATATCCCATTTAGACATTTTTACACGCTTTTGTACTTGATTTACTAAAGCCATGATTATGCAGTTCTAAGTGGTTTTTTCTTTTTTTCTATAGCAGGTTGTTTACTTACACTCTCTTCTTGAGTAAGCATCTCTTCTTCAGAAGGTTCTTGCATCATCATAGCACTTTGCATTGATATACTAAATCTTTTAAATCTTACTTCATCAATTTCTGCTAATTTTTTTTCATAAAGTAACTGAGCATCTAGATAAGGCATTGATTCAACATAGAAATCAAGCATCTCATCTTTTTTTTGTTTTAATTCTTCTGGGGACAAATCTTTTCCCATTTCTTCATTGGTTTGCATAAATATATTTTTAATGTTTATACACAAATATACAAATATAGTTTAAACATACAATGTTTAAATACAAAAAACTCAACTAGTTAGTCTAGCTGAGTTAATGTAATTTTTTTAAGTTTCCATTTATTATTGTTACTACTTGACTTTATCAAAGTTCGCTGTTTTATGTTTGTCTGTAGTACCAGCCTCTTATTCCTTAAACCGTATTATTTTATGTTATTTGTTATTTTGTATTGAATAAAATCCATATATGTTTTATTGTTAACTCTAAATGAAGTTAAACATTTTTCATCACGACATGACATATAATGCTGAATAGTTCCTTGTGTAGTACTATAAGTTTTTCTTAATCTTCCTAGTTTACCACATTCAGGACATTCATATTTACTACCACCTTTTAACACAGCGTATTGCATATTTGGAGCAACATAATTTTTTATTTTATTAAAGACTGCTTCAAGACTTATAATGTCTCCATCACCATAATAAAGTAAATATTTTAATGCGTCTTTATCTTTTTTAAATACTACATTTTTCCATGTATCTAGTCCACCTGCATCAATTTTTGCAGGTAATCCATAATACTTACAAACTTCTTTTAATGAATTACTAGGCAAGTTTAAATATTTTTTACATAATTTATATGTGTCAATTTCATTATAGGTATGACGCATATTTATACCATGATATAAAGCTCTTGTTCTAATCCAAGGAGTATCAAAACGTTTTCCATTGTGAGTTATTATTTCATCTGCTTTATTCATTTCTTTTAAAAATGCTTTAAGTAATTTTTTATCACATTGTTTATCTAATCCCCAATCTAAATTATAAACTTTATCATTACCCTCCCATTTCCAATGTACTGAAATAATTTTAGCGTAGTCTGTAATTTGTTCGGGGCCTATTCTTTGATTGTATCCTGGTCTCCAAAAATGACCTTTACAAAAAGATGTTTCAATATCATAATACAATCTATTTTTAATTAACATACTTTTTATTTTAATTAACGGGACTTCAATAAAACCCCTGTTTGTTTCTGATCCGGAAGTTTAATCAGCCACAAAGAAACCAACCAACTGTGACATCTTAAATGTCTTACATATCTAATTGTTGTATAAAAAATTGTGCTTTTAAAAGCGTTGATGTATCACCTGGTTCTTTTGTTTTAAACTTTAAACTTATTGTGTTTTATTTTGCAACGTAAGTTTGTCACCACTTAACTTTATCATCCTTATGTGTACTTTTACCCTTGTAAAGTGTACCGTCTTTCTTATAGTGGGCAACTCCTTTCATATCTGTTAATTCATTTTTACAATGTCTTGAATCTTACTTTCTGGACCAATTGTAATTCCATTATCCGCAAAGTACGAAATAATCATGTTAACATAACCATTTCCTCCACGAGCTCCTGTAGAATAAATCTTAACGAACTGATCTAACTGTCCTGTAAAGATGAAATCATATCCTGGAACATAAGGACTCATACCATAAAGTTTCTGATGCTTTGCAATCTCAGGAGAATAGTAAGGTTTAATTAGCTTACGTTTCCCCATAGGATAAGCTGAGTGACCTCCATTTACTATTTTAGTTACATAATCTCTCTGTAATAGTATACCACTTCCTAGATTAGGTTTTGATTTATTAGCACCTGAATCAGTGTTCCCAATGTTACCTGGATTGTTATACCTATAAGAACGAGTCCCTTTACGGAAACCTTCTTTATAAGCCATTATAGTAACAAGAAGTCTAAATCCTAATGTGTCATTTCCCATTACATCATGTAAAGCAGGAAGATACTCATAAACCATCTCTGAATTTAAACGTACACGTACTCTATTTGAAATAGGAGCATCTGGATAAACAGAACCTTTAATGGTAACATTGTCCCATTTCTTTAAAGGATCAACCTCTTTCTCAAGGTTTAATCCAAACTCTCCAAGAAGGTCTGCAACAATTTCATCAACTTTTCCATCTACAGGAAGATTGTTAGATTTTTGAAAACGTCTAACGTTACTGTCAGTAACATCTCCATAATATTCTGTAAACTTAGGATAGTCCCAATACCCAGCTTTTTTTAAAGCTTTTTGGATTTCCATTACATGAGGACCTCTATCTCCAATACGTACTAATATATCATTATTTTTTTCTGGCATTATTATCTACGTTTAAATATATTTGGTATTTTAGGTATAAGATTAGAAATATATATTCCTAGTATAAATCCTATAATTAATAGTATCCACCAAAGTTTACCAAACATTCGGGTAAA